ACTACGGCAGTTCCAATAACTTGCTCATTGCCAACTGCACTTGTCGCAGAAATACCAGATGGACTTACTACAGCAGTTCCAATAACTTGTTCGTCACCAAAACCAACAGTACCTGTTAAGCCCGTTTCTGTAACAATTGCCCCACCAGCCGCAAGAACTGTTCCTATTGCTCCAGTTGAGGACACACCAGTCGGACTTACTACAGCAGTTCCAATAACTTGTTCGTCACCAAAATCAACTGTACCTGTCAGACCTGTTTCTGTAACAATTGCTCCAGCAGCCGCAAGTGCCGTTCCTATTGCTCCAGTTGCAGCAACACCAGATGGTTGGACTATACAACTCGTTACAATACTTGCGGTTCCAACTGCACTAGTTGCAGAAAGACCTGTAGAAATAACTGTAACATCCGTTACAACAGTTTCATTCCCAATCTCTCCCGTTGCAACAACACCGTTTTCAAGAACTATAGTATCTATTATAACATTTTCATCGCCGACTGAACCAGTTGCTACAACGCCTGTTGGAGAAACTTCAATTGACGGAATAACCAGTGCCGTTCCTATTGCACCTGTACCTGCAACGCCTGTAACGGCTACACCTGCCGTAGTTAATAGGTTATACACGAAAGGTGTGTTTGCTGTCCCACCCATGCCGCTATGATTTGTACAATAGTAATATAAAGTTGGAGCAAACTCTGGTACAGTTATCTCTGTATACGCACCCGCTTGACCGGGAGTTCCATTTACGGTTACTCCCGTTGTATATTCCGAACCTCCAGCGTGTGATCCATTAGACGTAGTGGAAAACCGTAGAGGATGATTTGAGTTAGAAGAGTCAGACTGATCAAACCTGTAAGTATTTCGTTCAAATAACTCTTGGGTTTGTTGCTGTACCCCATCTATAAAGTATTTGTTCGCTCCACTTACATTTTGAACTATAACTGTTTTTGTAATTGTTGTAGCAGAATATCCACTAATACTAACTGTTGAAGAAACTCCTGAAGAATCAACAAGTGCTGTTCCTACAACAGACTCATTTCCTATTCCTGTTGAGCCAGCTATTCCTGTCGTAACGACTATAGCTCCAGCATCTGCAAGTATTGTACCAACTGCACCAGTTGCTGCAACGCTAGTAGGTTGAACTATCTCACTTGTTACAACGCTTACACTTACACTGCCAACTGCACTAGTCGCTGCAACTCCAGTAGGTTGAACGTCGATAGACGTTGACCCACTGCTTATAGGTTGACCCCACGGTCCTTGACCCCAAAAACCTCGACCCCAGCCTTCCTGAGAAAGAGGTTGGCCCCAAGCACCTTGACCCCAAGTACCTCGCCCCCAACCTGCCTGAAGAGGTTGGCCCCAAGAGCCTTGGCCCCAAGTACCGCGTCCCCAACCTGCTATAATAGGCATGAGTTACCTCGTTAAGCTATACGAATAATAGCGTTTGAGGCATCTGCTGCTGGGAATTGTATCGTAAAGGATCCAGAAGAAGAAGTTTTGTTTGATCCAAAATCCAATACAGCTACTGCTTTATCGCCGTTAGTGTCATTGTATATCAAAGCACCTCTAGCCGTAATACTTGCTGTAGTGAAAGCTATATTACCAAAATCTGTGAACGCCGTAGTTCCACTTGAAGTTGGAGCAACTTTAGTAAGAGCACCACCACCAGTAACATACGTTCCACTTGAAGCTACTTCTCCAGTTGTTACATACACCGTAGATGCGGCTCCTAATGTTGCAGTTGTGCTCGACTTACCACCACTGCCAATAGCATATAGTGCTAATTTAAAAGCGTTTCCGTTAGTTGCAAAGTTATGTGTAGCTGTCATCAGTTCTTTTTTAAATGATGTACACATTGCTTGTGTTATTGCCATTTTACATTCTCCTTATAGTATCAGCTAAGTCGTGGTGACCCGCTTCTCTCAGTTTATGGGCTATAGTAGCACGTTCCTCACGTCTAGCCAACTCTATATGATAATGCACGACATTTCGCACGTTATCAGAAAAAGCTTGCGCTTGTTGCCTAATTGGTTCCGGTGCTGTTTCCGACACAGCAACTATCTTATTAGTAGCCATCTCTGAAATTTGATCGTTACTGAGTCCGCCATTGTTTGACGCGACTACATTAACAAAACCTGTCTCAACTCCCCCGTTTACGCTAAACATGTTTAACTTCTCCCCCATTCATGTGTTTGTGATCGTGTCTGCCAAAGATTATTGGATCTTGGTCCAATGGCTCTGGTGGTTCCACTTTAGACTGCCGAGTTATCAATAAGCCTCCCGACTTATGTGACTGCACTAAAGGATCTTCCAATCTATGATACCCATAAAGTTTTTCGTTCTCAGGCACATTTGTATCTAAAAGCCCCGAACTATGTGCAACCTCTATCTTTATACCTCTTGTTGTAGCAATAGCACACCAAAACTCCGTACATGCCCTACCTGCTTCAGCCATGCTTACATTCTTGTATGTATAATCTAAACCATATAAACAAAGTTCTTTTGCTCCGTAGTATATCGCATACGCAATTGCATAGGGAACAGTGTTGTTAAAGTAACAAATGTTTAAATCTTTAATTACGGCTTCTAATGGATAGAGTTCTAAATGTTTTACTCTATCATCCATCTCACAAGTAATTATAGGTTTAGTGTTTTTTTCTAAAAACTTTCTTGCTATGCCTGTCTGAGAACCCGCATCGTCTGAATCCAAAAACCGTGATACGGGGTCCATCATTATAGTTTTATCTACATGAATGATACCACCCACGCAGTTAATTCCCCAAACTTCATCAAAATGTTCTGAACGTATTCTAGCGGCTATATAATCGGAATAACTCCCACCTAATCCAACAATAGCTAGTTTCATGTTCGCGCCCTCGTAGGAAGACCTTTCCGATACGCATCTGAATTTTCACGGGCCTCACCATAATCTTTTAAACGCTCTAAAGATTGCAAAAAACGGTCTTGATAGGACTTCATTATATCGGGCTCCCCCTTCATATAAATATATGCTTCAATCAAACTACCATATAACATAGCATTAGGCGCATTTTCGCTTAACCATGTTGTTCCGTTCTCACCAGCAACCGTTAAACTATTTGGTCGGTAAAAATAATGCAATTCCGCAGCGTAAACCGCAGCAGGTGTTGGGGCTAAAATAAAATTATTTATATCAAAATAGGCATAATATCTTGGCACCCCTGTAGCAGACGTTGGATTAAAAGATTGTACAAAATTAACGTCCTTTTCTAATAAAAACTCTTTGGTTGTTCCATTTAAAACAGATAAGCTAAAAGAAGCTAGGTAGTCACTAGGAACTTTTAAATATGGATCAGTGCCCGTTCCAGAGGTTACCCCCGTAACGTTTTTTCTAAAATATTGTAAGTCTATAGAATTTAATATTGTTTGTTCCGCACTTTTTATAAAATCGGGAATGCTCGCTACAAACGTTGTTTCCGCGTTATCCGCATAATTTTGTATCGCAGACTTTAATTGTGCATATGTATAGCTCATGTTGTTTCCACCGTTACAGTTCCTACCGACCCGGTAGCTATTAAAGTATTTGGGGTTAAATCAAAATTATATTTTTGTCCTACGGGATTCCAACCCCAGTTAACGCTTCGTTCTTCTTCAACGTTTTGTGGAGGACGAGCATTCTTTAATGCTTGAACATCCGACACCTTAACAAAAGGACCAAGCTGTGGTTGTTTTGGCTCATACTCGTCTTTCCCGACTAAAAGACCATTCCATTCTTTTCTCATATCGGTGTATTTGTAACGAAAACCCGACCTATCTGAAATAGCGTAAGCATTTTTTCCCGTTGCAAATTTAGCCATTAATTTGACCTAAAATAATTGTAGGAAGGAGCCACATTAAAAGAAGCCCTGTCTCTGTCCTCGGTTGCAGCCCTTTCAAACTCTTCTTCGTACAAAGCTTTTAATATTTGAACTCTGTCCGGGGCTCTTTTCATAGCAATGTAATAAGCTAATCCCGCCGCTAAACAGGGGTAAAACCTAAAAGGCATTGCTAATGTGTTTGTATATGCATCGGCATCATCCATGCGAGTTAACGCATTATAATAGACAACATCAGTAGAATTATCTGGGACAGGCCAAAGATTTAATACAGGAGTTATTTGTCTATCTAAGAAAAATTGATTTACACGACTTTCAGATGTTTTGTTTGGAATAGAAATAAAACCGTCTCTACTCATTCTATCTAAAGAATAATCTGTACCGTCTCTTTGAACTACAACAGATAAAATATCAATAATATCTGTTCCTAAAGGGTAAGTACCGTCAGCTTTAGTTACGGTAAAGCTTCTTTGCTTTATGGTCCATTGATTCAAGCCTCTGTTAGCCCATTCCGCTAACAATAAATTAAGGGATCTTCTTGCGGTTTTTAAATCGTATCCCGTTCTAACTTCAACGCCACATCTTTCAAAAGCCTCTTCGATATAATCTGAAACGTCTAGTTCAAAATCGGTACTTCCTGAAACTGTCATATTTACCCTAACAATCTAGCCGCAAAAGGGGCCACTATAATTAAAACAGCAATCCCCCATACTTTGGCATCCAACAATTTAAGTGTGTTTTTTTGGTCACTCAATTCTTTTTCAATGTGTGTATATCTAAGTAAACACTCAGCTTCGTGTTTTTCAAGTTCTTTTAAAACTTCTATTGCTTTCATAACATCACCACGCTTTACAAGACCAATACCTAGCCGAAAATTTATCTTTGGCGGTATCACATTTATGCCGCGCTCTAAAACTTTTTTTGTTAGCGGGCTGATCTTTCTTTATAGACATGTTGGGATCACCAAACCTAACTAATTTTATTTGCGA